TGCATTAGCAGCCGCCGGCTATGGCAGTTCTGGCCAAGCTATTTTTGGTTATGGTAATACTGGTAGCAATACATCAATAACTAATCTAGTATCAAACACTGGTGTAGTTGCGACAGATACTACTGGGGTTGGTACTGCTAGATACGCATTAGCAGCCGCAGGATACGGGGTTGATACAGCTATATTTGGATATGGGGCCAGCACTGCCGGCGGTTCAACAATTTATTCATTAACTAATTTAGTATCAAATACAGGTGTAGTTGCTACAGATACAACAGGGGTTGGTACTGCTAGATATGGATTAGCAGCCGCAAGCTACGGTTACGCATAATAGGTTACAAGACTATAGTTTCCTGATAAATACAACATCAGGAAACATATATGGCAACATACCCAACAGCAAGTCCGCTCTCTACTCCCGCAGGTCTAACACTAGACCAATTGAAAGAGGGCCTTTTCGCTAATCTAGCATATCGTTTAGGTAACGGCATTATTGATATTGAGCTAGACCCTCAACATTATGAGGCAGCTTATAACTATGCAATTAAAGTATATCGTCAACGAGCACAAAATGCTACTGCCGAGTCATATACTTTAATGACGATTGAAAAAAACATTGACACTTATACACTGCCACAAGAGTTTATAAATGTTCGTAGTATTTTCCGTAGAACAGTTGGTTTAGAAACAGGCCCAGGATCCAGTTCATTTGACCCATTCAGTAGTGCTATTCTAAACACATATCTATTAAACTATAACGTTGCAGGCGGTTTAGCAACATATGATTTTTATGCAGGTTATGTTGAATTAGCCGCAAGAATGTTCGGTGGATACGTTACATATACGTTTGACCCAGTTACAAAAGCATTGCGTATTGTTCGTGACCCTAAAGGAACAGGAGAACGTGTATTGATTTGGGCTGACGTTCAAAGACCAGAAACAGTATTATTACAAGATCCAGGTGCTGGTGTTTGGATTGGTGATTTTATCTTAGCTAATCTTAAACTAATTATCGGTGAAGCACGTGAGAAATTTGGCTCTATTGCAGGTCCAGGTGGCGGTACAACATTGAATGGCACAGCTATGAAGGCTGAGGGCAAAGCCGCAATGGAACAACTTATTGATGAACTAAAACGTTATGTGGATTACAGTCAACCACTAACTTGGGTACAAGGTTAAAATGAAAATTTCAGAGTTATTTGAAAGTGAAAAAATGACACTGAGTATGATTTACGATGGTGATTTACCTGACAGAGATGAAATCATTTGGGACTACATAGGTAACAATGAGTTTGATATTCCATTAATGGTAGAAGTTATGCCTAAGCATAAACTAATGATTACTTTGCTTAGCCAATATAGGGCAGAACACATAGATGAAATATATGATTTATTGGAGCCAGACCAAGAAGAAATAGTGGATCATTATAAGTCTGACCCAAATCTTTCAAATAGCATAATTATAGTAGCAGACGGAAAAATTATAGATGGCAATCACCGAGCGTTGGCTGCGGCATTAACTAATCGATCTATCAAATACGTAGACCTAAATACCGATACTGATCAATAAGGTCACCTACTCTCTTTACTTTATCTGACTCCTGTAGTATAATATATACTACGGGAGTTTTTTATGATTATTGGAGTAACAGGATTAATTGGTAGTGGCAAAGATACGATTGCCGACTATCTTTGTACGTTTCATGGATTTAAACGTGTTAGTTTTGCGGCATCATTAAAAGATGCAGTAGCCTCAGTATTTGGTTGGGATAGAGAATTGCTTGAAGGTTCAACTAAGTCTAGCCGTGAATGGCGTGAAAAGCGTGATGACTGGTGGAGTTACCGACTTGGTATGGAAATTACCCCACGTTGGGTATTACAATACTGGGGTACTGAAGTTTGCCGCAATAGTTTTCATAAAGATATTTGGGTAGCTAGCGTTGAGAACAAATTACGACAGACTAATGACAATATTGTAATTACTGATTGTCGATTTGCTAATGAAGTTAATTCTATAAAAACTGTAGGTGGAATCACAATGCGTGTTAGTCGAGGTGAACGACCAGTATGGTATAGTTCAGCAGTTGACTATAACAATGAACCTCAAGGTAGTGAACAATATCAAAAAGCTATGGTAGAATTAGCAAACTATAGTGTACACGCAAGTGAGTACAGTAGCATTGGATTATTGTATGACCACTATATTGATAACAATGGTACAATTGATAATTTACATAAGCAGGTTAACTCAGTAGTCAACTTGTAAATCTCCCCGCTTCCAGTTAACTTCTTTCTTCTTAACAACCTCAACACAATTTAAACAAATACTACGTAGATTGGATTGAGCAATATTCTCTAGGTCTCCGTCGATGTGAAAGACTGTTATTTGACTAGTAAATAAACTTTTAAAGCCACATAAATCACATGTGGTTTTTTTCTTGTAACCACCTTTAGTCCAGTTTGCTTTTCTAGGTTTTTCTTTATTTTTCTTACGACCACATTCATCACATGTACTGCGATAGTGAGTGATTCCTGCACGTGTATAGTTGATAGCTTTGTAATTTTTATTACACAGGGAACATATAGGTCTTAATAATGCCATACCGTATTTAGCAAAGAACCTTCGAAGGCACGCTAATTCGGCTTTTTTTTATGTATTCGATAAATAATAGTATGCAATTAGGCCGTAAGCCTCAAAATTTTACATAAAGGAAAAATAAAATGGCAGTATTAACATCTCCGGGCGTGTCAGTAACGATTACTGATGAAAGTCAGTATCTTCCAGCCCCAACAAACTCAGTTCCGCTAGTTGTCGTAGCGACCGCACAAAACAAAGCCGACGCAACTGGCGCCGCTGTAGCTCCTGCTACGACAGCCGCTAATGCAGGCAAACTATATCAAGTAACAAGTCAACGTGACCTAGTAAACTTGTATGGTACACCGTTCTTCTATACAACGACAAACGGCACACCAATTCAAGGTTACGAACTTAACGAGTATGGTCTATTGGCTGCTTATAGCTCATTAGGCGTTACTAATCGTTGTTATGTTATACGTGCTGATATCGACTTAGCTAGCTTAGTTGGTCAAACAAGTCGTCCAACAGCCGCTCCTGCAAATAACACATACTGGTTAGATACTACAATAAGTACATGGGGTATCTATGAATTTAATGCGTCAACTGGACAGTTTGAATTACAAATACCTATTGTTATTAGTGATGCTACTAGCATAAGTGGTGGTGCACCACTAGACTCTATTGGTAATACCGGACAATATGCAGTTAATGCTATTATGCCCGACACTACGAATCCATTTGCTAATAGTCAATATTTTTACAAAAATCCAAGTAATCAATGGGTAACAGTAGGTTCTACTGAATGGTTACAATCTGTACCGGCAGTGCAAGGAACAAATTCTAATCCTGATTTAACTGCAGGCGATACATTTACTATTGCTTTAGCAGGAACTACTGGTAGTGCTACTATTACTGTTCCTAATGCACCAAATGATACAGCCGAAGGTGTAGCCGGTGTAATTAATAGTTTCAACTGGGCCTACTTATCAGCCGATGTAGATAGTTCAGGTAAATTATCAATTTACTTAACAAAACCACAATTTACATCTAGTGTAAGCATGACTCTTACTAATGTATCCGGTACAGCGATAGAGGATCTTGGACTTTCAACAGTTTCTCCTGCAACTTTCTATGCACCGGCAGTAGTATTTGGTACAGCTTCTCAAATGCCATTATGGTCATCAAGTCAATCTCAACCTCGTCCAACAGGATCTGTATGGTTCAAAGTTGGATCATCTGGTAATGGTTTAGATCCAAATGTATCTAGATACAACTCAGTTAGTGGAAATTGGAATGCAAGAAATGTAACATTGGCTACATCTGATTGGAGTGCAATCGCTACATTAGATTCAACTGGTGGAAAAGCAATTCCTGCAGGAACAATATATGCACAATACGCATATGATTCTAGTAGCTCCAATCCATACATTTCTTACAATCAAGCTCCTATATTCTTATGGGAAAGAACTGCAACTGGTCCCACAGTAGCAACAGGTACAGAAACTAACTGGACATTGGCAGGTATTCCAGATGGCGGTAGTGCACCTATTTATGCATTAGTAAGTATTCCTGGATCAACATCCTTGTCGTCAACAGCATATGAAATAGGACCATTATCAGATGGTGATGAACCATTGGATTTTGTAACTGCTTGGCAATCTGCAAGTATACCGTATACAACATGCTCAGTAACAACAGACGGTGCGATTCAATTGACACATACTGAAGGTGGTATTATCATTCTGAGTGATTGGTTTGGCGAAGATAGTCCATATGATGGAACTGATACAACTATATTAGAGCAAATAGGTTTTGTACCAGATGTTACACCTAATGTAAAATATGGTCTTAGCTCAAGTCATACATTTACTGCTACTGGTACTGGTGGCACCGGTTCTAACTTTGCAGTTAACGTTCAACAACTATATGGTCAATATAGGTTAGTAGGAAATGGTGTAAGTGTTGCTGGTACTGGTTATACAGTAGGTGATACTATCACTATTCCATACGCATCATTGGGTGGAACTGGTTCTGCAAATAACTTAGTAGTACGAGTTGTAAGTATTACAGGCGGTGGTTCTACTGGTCCAGTAGGATCAGTAACTGTAGTTTCAGGTATCAGTGTTCCGGAATATTCAGTAACAATTAGTAATTGGGTACCATTAGATTTCATTGCTAATGAAGGTGCACCAGTAGCTTCACCTACTAATAACACAAATTGGTTCTATTCTGTAGTAGACCAAGTTGACATTATGGTAAACTATGGTGGTCAGTGGAATGGTTATCGTAACTTAAATTATGATAGTTCAGGCTTCCCATCAGCAAGTGGTTCTAACACAACTGATCCAAATGGTCCTATCGTAACTGCTAGTGAGCCAACAACACAAAGTGATGGTACAGCATTAGCATATGGTGATATCTGGATTGATACAAGTGACTTAGAAAACTATCCATTAATAAACCGTTGGCAAGCAGTCAGTGGTATAGCTCAGTGGGTTCGTTTAGATAACACAGACCAAACTAGCTCTAGTGGTGTTACATTCTTAGACGCACGTTGGGGTTCAAATGGTTCTATCAATCCAGTAGATGATCCTGTACCAACAATCAAGAGTTTATTGACTAGTGATTATGTTGACTTAGATGCACCTAGCACAAGCACTTATCCTGCAGGTATGTTGTTATTCAACACACGCCGTTCAGGATATAATGTAAAACAATTTAAAACAAATTATTTTACAAATGCTAATTACCCAGATGCAGGTGCATATGATGCAGGTGATAATACTAATATTGATAACTTACCACTGTTCTCATACACATGGGTAACAGCAAGTGGCAATAAACTAGATGGTAGCCCATATATGGGTCGTCAAGCACAGCGTATTATGGTTGTTGAAGCGATGAAGTCAGTAGTTGATACAAATGCTGACATACGTGATGAAGATAACTTCTTCAACTTAATGGCAGCTCCATATTATCCAGAGTTACAAGCTAACATGGTTGCATTGAATAATGAACGTGGTCAGACAGGTTACATCATCGGTGACACACCAATGAGATTGCCTAACAATGCTACTGATATTCAAGCATATGCTTCATCTCAGCCAGCAAACGGTGGCCCAGTACGTGATACATACTTAGGCTTGTTCTATCCAAGTGGACTTACAAATGACTTGTCAGGTAACGAAGTTGCTGTTCCACCAAGCCACATGATGTTGCGTACATTCTTAAGAAATGATACTATTTCTTATCCATGGTTAGCGGCAGCCGGCACTCGTCGTGGTACAATTGACAATGCTACAGGCATTGGTTACTTAGATGCAACTACTGGTGAGTTTGTCAAAACCAAGACTAATATTGGTATACGTGATGTATTGTATGTTAACTTCATTAACCCATTGGTGTTCTTCACTGGTGTTGGTTTATTGAACTATGGTAACAAGACAAGTTTCAATTCACAGAGTTCATTGGATCGTACTAACGTTGCAAGACTAGTTGCTTATCTACGTAGACAACTAACATTGGCAGCAAGACCGTTCGTATTTGAACCAAATGATGCACTAACACGTAATCAAATCTCTGGTGTTGTACAAACACTATTGGTTGATTTAGTTGCTAAACGCGGTATATATGATTATCTAGTAGTTTGTGACGAATCAAACAACACACCTGCTAGAATTGATAGAAACGAGTTATGGATTGACGTTGCAATTGAGCCTGTTAAGGCAGCTGAATTCATCTATATCCCAGTACGAGTTTTGAATACAGGTGAGATAGCGGGATTATAAGCATAAATGAAACCCCGAAAGGGGTTTCATTAGAGATAAATATATATAACAGGAGAAAGAAATATGGCAACAGCCTCACAATCATTGTTTAACATGACAGTAGCATCTGATAACGCCGGCGGCAATCAGGGCTTGTTAATGCCAAAACTACAATTTAGATTCAGAGTTAACTTTTTGAATTTTGGAACAAGTGCTAGTACAGTTGAATTAACTAAACAAGTTATTGACTGCTCTCGTCCTAACTTGTCATTTGCTGAAATTACATTACCAGTATACAACTCAACAATGTATCTAGCAGGTAAACACACTTGGGCACCATTGAATATCAATATTCGTGATGATGCTTCTAACTCAGTAACTAGATTAGTTGGTCAACAATTACAGAAACAAATGGACTTTGTTGAACAAGCAAGTGCCGCAACTGGTCAAGATTATAAGTTCCAAACAAACATTGAAATCTTAGACGGTGGTAACGGTGCAGCCGCTCCTATCGTATTGGAAACATGGGAACTATATGGTTGCTTCTTACAGACAGCTAACTATAATACATTGAACTATGCTACAAACGAAGCAGTAACTATTGCATTGACATTACGTTATGATAACGCAATTCAGTCACCAATTGGCTCTGGCGTTGGTGCAAGTATCGGTCGTACAGTTGGATCAATTGCTACAGGTATCGGCGGTTCTCTTTAATACTAATTAAAGGAATCTAGCTAATGTCTGGATTTTTTCAGAACTTATTAAAGGACGCTGCCGGAACATTTTTCGGCAGCGATTTCCTTCGTGATTATACTCACGCTAGTAAAACATTTAGGACTAATGGTTATCAATACTCTCCTAAATTAAAATTTCTCTTTCATGTCTATTTTGATATAAACCCTGAAGCATATTCACAGAATGTTAGTACTGGTGCTAATTTTGGTTTAGCAGTAAAAACAGTTAAACTACCCGGGTTTTCATTTGCTACTCAAGAGATGAATCAGTATAATCGTAAAAGAATTATACAAACAAAAATTAAATACGATCCAGTAAACATTAGTTTCCATGATGATAACGGAAACATGATTCGTAATTTATGGAAAGCATATTACAACTACAGTTATAGTGATGGTACAAAACCTAAAGTTGTATTTGCAGGAGCACGTGGTGGCGCACCTTCAACCGCCGGAGCTACGTTAGCTACATATAACGAACGAACTACATATACACCCTCAATTACAAACAATGATGATTGGGGTTATATAGGCGAGACACCTAATCCCGGGGGTCATAAGATTCCTTTCTTTAAGAACATTACTGTGTTTGGATTAAGTAGACATAACTTTGTAGCGTATACATTAATTAATCCAATCATTACTAAATTTAACCACGATACTTATAGTTACAATGAAAATAATGGCATTATGGAAATGCAAATGGATTTAGATTACGAAACAGTTGTGTATAACGAGGGCGCCATCGATGGTAGAACACCTAGTAACATTATAACTGGCTTTGGTCTTAATGCCAATTATGATAGAACAGTTAGCCCAATTGCAAGACCGGGCGCCAATGGAACTATTTTAGGTCAAGGTGGTTTAGTGGATGGTGTAGGTGGTGCAATACAAGATTTATCTAATGGTAATATATTAGGTGCTGTTCAAAAGGCAGGCACAACATACAATACATTTAAAAATGCACCAATTAAAAATCTTGTAAAATCTGAAGTTGTTGCCGGTATAACTAATGCAGTACAGCAAACACCAAATAGAAATATAAATGTAGTCACTCCTATATTTGGTGCGACCCCCACTACATTAGGTACAGCAGGTACACCAATCAATGCAGCCTCAAGCCCGCAACAAATAGGACCTAATCCTAACGCAGGTAATAGAGTTCCTTAATATTTAGGTAATAAATAATACTATGCCAAGAATATTAGACACCAGAACTTCATTGGATCAAACAGTTAGAATATTTGATTCATTCTATGCAATTAATTTAGTTGTCAATGCCAACCAGTATGACATTGTACATGGATATTTTTTATCAGTATGTGAATCAAAAAATATAGCAAACAACTTTACCGCAGTATTATTTAGAATTGCACAAGAGACACAAATTTCAGTACTCGATTTATTAGACCAAATTAAAGGTACTAATAAAATGGAAATGAATCAAACCATTGCATACTATCTTAATAGTTTCAAAAGCAAAACTTCATTGTACGGTATTGCAGTTGAACCAAGATCAAATCAACCAGTATCACGTAACATCGTGCAGTAATCATGGCTAAATGGGCACAAGGCATATTTACGCCAAAAAATGGTCATAAGTATATAGGTAAACACGCACCTAAATATAGATCAGGCTGGGAGCTAACCTTTATGACATTTTGTGATACTAACAAGAATGTTACATATTGGGCTAGTGAGTCAATGTCTATCCCCTATAAAAGCCCCCTAGACGGGAAAGTACATATGTATATACCTGATTTCTTTGTTGTATATCAAAACAAATACGGCAAACAACTAGCAGAAGTAGTAGAAATCAAACCCAAAAAACAAAGTCTTATTGAAAGTAAAGTTTATAGTGCTAAGGATAGACTAGTTATAGCAGTTAATCATGCTAAATGGGCGTCTGCTATGGCCTATTGTAAAGCACAGGGTTTTGCCTTTCGTGTAATTACAGAAGATGATCTTTTTAGAAATGGTAAATCAAAATAATAATCCTCAAAATCTATCTTACTAAATATTTAGATGAATTTGTATTTAAAAAAAATTAATAATTGGCCTGCGTACCAGTCGAATATAATTGATTGGATAAATTTACAACAGAGTGAATTAAAAAACCATCAGATTTTTAATATAGGCACTGACCCATTCGTAGAAGATTGTCTTATATTGATTCAACTAATGTGGCGAAAAATACGCACTGAGCAAGCAAGTGATTCCTTAAAAAAAATAAAAAATAAAAAAATAATGATTATTAATCATGGTTATTCCTTTAGCAACAAAGATGGATTAATTATGTTAAAAGAATTAACTAAATGGTTGAACGATGCTGAATTTAATCCCACAAATGTTTATATTTTTTGTCAGTTTCAAAGTGAAGTAGATTTAATACAACAGTATATTCCAGGAGCAAAGGTACATGCAATAGATGAATGGTTAGTTGAATTTTTAAATAGCAATGATATTTGCACTAGATTAACACAAACCGATATTACAAATAAAAATTTACCTACAAAGAAATTTTCTATATTCAGTCGCCGCTATACAGAAGATAGATTTAATTTTTTTATTGACTTGATAACAAGAAATGTAATTGATAATTGTCTCTTTACATTCACTAATAAGCATGGTGAAAATTTAATAGAAACTATTGACATAGATGATTTAAAAGCAAATATACCTGAAGATTTATTATATAGCCGACATAATATTGAAAATTGGATAGACGGTATGCCGTATGAAACAGGCAATGACCTACTAGATCCAAATATCAATGAAATTAACAACATGCTTGATAATTCAAAAATAAACATAGTATATGAAACTGATCCAATTAAGGGACCTAGCATGATATCTGAAAAAACATATAAAGCTATGTTTTTTAAAAAACCCTTCATTATTATGTGTCATCAATACACATTAAAACTATTAAAAGACTGTGGTTATAAAACTTTCAGTCCGTGGATTAATGAATCATATGATGATATTAAAGATTACCAAGAAAGAAAATTAGCTATACTAAATGAAATTGAACGATTAAATAACCTATCGGACGATGAATTAGATTGGCTAATTAGTCAATGTAATGATATAGTAGAACATAACTACAATTGGATGTTTAGTCAATATAATGCAAGTTTAATATGTCCAGAAAATTTTAAGATATCTAATATGACTTTTTTAAAAACGGAAAATAAAGATGAATGTATATTTACTTGAACTGTGCCACTGGCTTGATCCAGAACTAATGGAAAAACTACTAGATTGTCCTATACAAACGTATAAAATTGAATCGGACCCTTTATTAGAAAATAGTTTGTTCATAATAGAGCCTAATATGACTCCCTATTTTGTTAACAACAGACCTGATATTGCTAATGTTAAAAATAAAAAATTATTAATAATACATGATCATAAATCAATGTCATTGTTTGCTGAATCAGCGGTACTTGAATACCGTGAAATCTTTCATCAATTGGGATTTGAACATAAAAATATATATGTTATAACTCAACTAGAATATGATAAAGAATTTATACAGAAGTATTGGCCCGGCGTAAATGTATTAGCACGTGATAAATGGTTAATGCAATTATTTGAAAGACAAATCACCAAATTTGCATATAGATTTTTTTTATCATCTGATGAACATGAAATAGAAAAAAACATTAATAATCTTGAAATGAAAAGATTCTCTATTCTTATTAGAAGACCTGAGAAAAATAGATTTGAATTTATGTGTGAATTGATTGCAAATAATATAATTAATAATTGTAATTATACATTTGTAAATTATACCCCACCTGGTTTTACCGAATGGACACAGGAAGACTTTCAAAAATCAATACCTCAACATTTAGAATATAGCAGACCTATTATTGAATCTTGGATAGATGGAATTCCATATGAACTTAAAGCAACAACCCTCACCGGTGGATTATTTGAACACCATGACTACCCGTTGAGTATAAGTGATTATTTTAACAATTCAAAAATTAATATTGTATTTGAAACTGAACCAAATGATTTTAGTTTTATAACAGAAAAAACGTATAAAGCAATGCTTTTTAAAAAGCCATTTATTAGTGTAACACAACATCATGGATTAAAAGCATTACGTGCGGGTGGATATCAGACATTTGGACACGTAATAGATGAATCGTATGATGAGATAGAAAACTATGACAAGCGGGTAGAAGCAATATTAAAGGAAATAACAAGATTGAACAATTTACCGGAAGAAGAATTTAATAATTTAATAAATTCATGTGCTCCTATGATAGAACATAATCATACTCATCTGTATGATGAGGCCTATAAATACATTCCATCTGAATTTAAAATTAAGGCTATGACATCTTTTTAACCATTATATATTCTAAGATAAGTATATAATAGGATATTAAATGACTAAAAAACTTAACGAACTATTCGAACTTCCTGAAGATGATACTGATATGGGATTAACAATCCCTATTCCTACTAATGCTCAGGAAATAACTACTGATGCAATGAACAATTTAGAAAAGATTGAACATGCATTGCCACAAGTTAGAGGATTAGAAGCCGCAGACGGAGAAATGGATGAATTAGCCGCACTAGCAACTAACAGCTATAAGGATTTAGTTGACCTAGGAATGCAAGTTGATAGTCGTTTTGCAAGTGAAATATTCAATGCCGCAAGTAGTATGCTAGGACATGCTATAACGGCAAAGACAGCAAAGATTAATAAGAAGCTAAAAATGCTTGATTTACAATTGAAAAAAGCTCAATTGGATCAAAAATTAGCATCAAAAGAAGAACAGATAGAAGCTACACCGTTAGGCGAGGGCAAAAGTCTTGATAGGAATGAGTTGCTAAAGATGTTGGCATCAAAATCCAATTAAAAAGATAAATAATAGATACAGGAATTAAGAAATGAAAAGCCTACGAAAATACATCATGGAAAGTGTACATACTTACAATTACACTATCAAAATTGCTGGTCAAGTTGACAAGAACTTTTTAGATATGTTTAAGTACAATCTAAACAAGTTTGACCCTGTCAATATTGGTGAGCCAAAAAGCACACCAATACAAAAAGACCCATACGGTTTTCCTAATTTAAGCAATCAAAGTGTTACCATCATTAAAGCAGAATTTCGCTATCCAGCGACAGAGCCAATGATTCAACAGATTGCACAACTATTAGGTTATCAAGTTGATATGGTTCGTGTTGTATCAAGTAATTTTGATGACAGCATTAACAGTGAAATGACTGGTTATGAAAATGAAATGAGTCACACACCATTATTGAATCATACTGAATTAGAAGAACAACCAGGTGCCAAAGAAGCTAGCAAAGCATATGGAGATTCATACTTACAATCAATTAAAGATCAGGCTAAAGATAGCAAGATTAATATTCCTTATGCAGGTAAGGAAACACCAGATTCGTTTGATCCATTCAAGCCGTACTTGGATGACAAAAAGATGGGTGACAAGAGTCCTATGAGTACAATTACTCGTCCAGCAAAGCCAGCAACTGGCGCAAGAAAATAATTAAAGGAATAACAAAATGGATTTCAAAAGTTTATTATCACAACTAGACCAGTTGAACGAAGCTACAGAAAAAACAAAAACAGGATTGAAGCATACTGCTGAACCTGGTGGCTATGGTCGTAAAGATGACGAAGATGAAGAAGGTAACAAAGTTAAAGCCGCTTCAACTGAAAAAAGAGGTAAAGGTCGTCCTAAGAAAGCTACACAAACTTCAGGTGAAGATAAGAAGTATGACTTCAGTGCGTTTGGTGTTAAAGCAGGTAAAGATGTTAAATTACCTAAGTATGACAAAAAGAAAACGACTAAGCATAGTTTAAAAGAATACTTTGACCAATTGGAAAGTGCGTTGAATGAAGCAGAACAAGTTACAGTAATGCCTGCACAATCAAACACACAAGTTATCAAGCAAGGTAACAAAACATTAGGCACTGTTACAAACCCACAACTAGCTAATCAGATTAAACAATCTATCGGTAAAGGCGAAATGAGTCTAGCCGGCGATGAATTAGGTGAAGGTGATGTAGGTAAGCACAACAATGCTACTACAGGATTTGATGCACTAGTTCGTAAGCTAACACCCAAGTATGGTGTAGAAGCCGCAAAGCGTATCGCCGGCGCACAATTAAAGAAAATCAAAGAAGCTGAAATGCCAACACATGACGGTGACATGGGCGCAGGTTTAGGCGCAGGCCGTAGCCAACAATTTGAAAGCCGCACTAAAGCAGACGACAAAGCTGAAAAAGCAGGTAAGAAAGTTACCAAAGACTTAGAATACGATATGAAGCATAAAGGTAAAGATGACAACAAAGCTGAAAAGGCTGGCAAGAAAGTTACCAAAGATATTGAGTATGATGAGAAACATAAAACAAATGAAGGTAAGAAGCCAGACTTCTTAGACCTAGACAAAGACGGTAATAAGAAAGAGCCAATGAAAAAAGCGGCTCAAGACAAAAAGAAAGTTAAAGAAAGTATGAACGAAAACTTATTAGCTGCCAAATTAAAAGGCAAACATGATGGCATTAAAGGTCATTCACATTGCGGTAAGAACTACCAAGACATGGAAGAAGCTCGTTGCTACCACGAAGGCTACAAAGAAGGTCTAGATGAGTGCTATGGCCAAATGCCAATTCAAGGTATGGTTGGTGAGATGGGCAGTGAAGTAGAGAACATGGCTAGCTATGGCGCACGTACACCTGAACTAGATGAGATGGATAAGACTGCTTATATGAAGCAACAAGCAATCAAGACTCCTGGAAATTCGTTCAAAGCATTTGGTCAAACCTTTAGTGACAATGACGTACTAGATGAATTTGCATTTGAAGCATTGGACAATCAACTAAATGCATTATTAGAATCCAAAGAAGATGTTGCTGAAGGTATGACTGTTTCTATCAGCAAAGGCCAACAAGGTGCTCCTGACTCAGTAAGTGTATCAGCACAAGATGGTGAAGCCGATCAGTTGTTATCAATCATCAAATCAGCAGGTTTAGGCTTGTTTGGTGGCGAAGAAACAAATGGTTACGGTGCTCCACAGGGTGGTAACGAACACGGTGGTATCAGTGTAGTTGATGACCATGATGGTATGATGGCTTTGATGAAGAAGTTAGCTGGTGCCGGCGAAGAAGTATCCGGCGGTGACTATGAAAGCGAAGAAGGTCATAGTGATGAGCATGGTCATGAAGAAACATGCAATGAATGCGGTGGAATGATGGAAGAAGGTCATGCATGCGGTTCAAAAGAAATGGTTGACGAAGTAGAATCAGAAGACCAACAACTATACAATGTAGCAGAAGATAATCCTCCTGATTCAGGTGCTGATAATACTAATGCTGATGTTGCAGGTCAAGTAGGTAGTGATGCAGCCTTAGCAAAAGCTGATGCAGGTCAAGATGAAGAAGAAGGTAAAATCTATTCAAGCCCTACTAACGAAGCTGAATTAACTCCTGCTGAAAAAGATGAGTTTGATAAAAAACATCCTGCAAATATTCCTTTTCCAGGATACAAAGGTAAAGTTAAAGAAGCTGAAGATGAAACTGGTGAAGAAGCCGGTAAAGAAGAAATGAAAGAAAAAATGTCAGAGTCAAGTTTCTTTAATCTTTACAAGAAATTAGCAATGTTGTCAGAAGAATCTACTAGTGAGAAAGATGACAAAGCTGAAAAAGCCGCTAAGAAAGTTGCTAAGGACATCGAATATGATGAAGATCATAAAGGTAAGGATGATGACAAAGCAGAAGAAGCCGGCGAAAAAGTCAAAAAAGACATTGAGTATGATGATAAAAAAGACAAAGAAGAAAAGAAAGACAAGCTAGACGAGTGGGCAAATGAAGCTGGTAAAAAAGGCACAGATGCATCATTTGAAGCTGATATTGACTTTATGATGAATATCATTAGCGGCGGTTTGAACAAGCGTAAACAAACTGGTCAAACAACTATTCCTGTCGTTGCAAGTCAATTAAATCGTACAATGTCACACAGTACAACTGATATCAACGAATCTAAAATGTTGAACGAATCAGTAAGTGACTGGAAGAAATTAGCAGGTCTTAAGTAATTAGTTCTGTATTAAAAATACCCGGCAGTAGTCGGGTATTTTTTTGGGCTAATGATTCACAAAAAACGATAAATACTTTATAACTAGGTAGATAAACATGGCCCAACAAAATATAGACTTTGGCACATTTCCTGATGATCCGTCAGCAGATGCCATACGAACAGCATTTCAGAAAGTACAAACTAATTTTGATCAATTATTTGGTACTAATGCTAATTCAACTGTAAACTCAATTAATAGAACTCCTGGAGCAGGTATTACTGTTAATTATCCTACAGGTAACGTGGTTATATCAGCTAATATTGCTTGCTTACTAGTAGCAACAACATCACTTAAAGTTGGTCGAGGTGCAGATAATACACTAAGTAATGTAACTATTACCAGTTCATCACAACAACTAAACATTGACATTGATCCAGTACAAGTATTATCAAATACATTTGCGGCGCCTGGTAATGGTTTAGCAAACTTAAACGGCACCTTATCATCTAATTCATTCTACCAACCATATATCAATACCTTAGGTATATTAGCAAATTTAAGTGTAGCCGGTAATGCTAATTTTACCGGTAATACTAATTTCACCGGAGCAAATATTAATTTTTCTAATATTTCAAACTTACATATTCCTGGTGGTAGCCCGGGCTACTTTTTACAAACTCAAGATGGCGCCGGCACTTTAGCTTGGGCAGCCGGCGGCGGCGGCGGCAATGGCTCACCCGGTGGTGTAAATTCACAAGTTCAGTTCAATGATGTAGGAACATTTGGAGGTAATACAGGGTTTACCTTTGATAAAGTAACTGGTATATTAACTACACCATCGATAACAGTTACTAATAATGCTATAATTGGAAATATATTAGGTGCACTAGCAAATGGAAATAGTAATGTTAACATTCCTGTTGCTAATGGTAATGTTAATATCAGTGCCGCCGGCAATGCAAATGTATTTGTTGTAACAGGTGTTGGTGCAAATCTTGCAGGTAACCTTACTGTCAATAACGCTGATTTGGGCAACTTAGCAACAGTTAACTTTATTACCGGTGTGTTGACAACTAATGCACAACCCAATATTACTAGCACAGGTACTTTATCTAATTTAACAATTACCGGAAATGTTTCTGCTGGCAACGCTGATCTAGGTAATTTAACAACAAGTAATTATTTTGCAGGTGTACTGACAACAAATGCTCAACCCAATATTACTAGTACTGGCATACTAACATCAGTGAGTGTAACAGGAAATGCTGATGTAGGCAATTTAAATGTGGCAAATAATGCAATCATTAATGGTAACTTATCAGTATTAGGTAATGCTACTTACATTAACATTGAATCATTAGTAGTTGAAGATCCTATTATTTCGTTAGGAGGTGGTCCTAACGGTGATCCTTTAGTTGCCAATGATGGTAAAGACAGAGGTACTGCATTACAATATTATGTAGGCTCCCCTGGTGTTGGTAATCCAGTTACTGCGTTTATGGGCTGGGATAATAGCAATAGTGAATTTGCTTTTGGTAGTAATGTATCTATCTCTAGTGAGGTTGTAACATTTGCTAATCTTGGAAACGTTCGTGCTAGTTATTTTATTAGTGCTAATACTGAATTTGGTAATGCTAATTTAGGTAATACTGCAATTGCTAACTATTTTGTTGGTAGATTCTATGGCAATGCAAATGCGGCAACAGTGGCAAATACAGTAGTTGATAATGCACAGCCAAACATTACAAGCGTTGGTACACTAACAAGTTTAGCAGTTGCTGGTAATACTACATCTGATAATTTTGTGGGTACCTTAGCAAATGGTAATAGTAATATACGCATTGCGGCTGATAGTAGTATTGGATTAAGTGCAACAGGCGTAGGGAATGTTCTTATCGTAACTAGTACAGGTGCAAACATAACTGGTACAGCAAACGTATCCGGTAATTTATCTGCGACTAATATATTAGGTCCATTGTCTAATGGTAATAGTAATGTTAATATACCATCAGCAAATGGAAACATTAATCTTACAAGTGTAGGTAACACTACATTAATAGTTACTGGCACAGGTGCAAACATAACTGGCACCGCAAGCGTATCGGGCAACGCTAATGTTGGTAATTTAGGTACAGGTGGATTAATTACTGCTACCGGCAATATCAGTGGAGGTAACTTAGTCACCGCAGGTGTTGTATCTGCTACGGGTAATGGTACATTTGGTAATGTAAGTGCTACATTATATGTGGGTAACTTAAGTGGTTCTGGCAACAGTAATGTGGATAACTTAGGTGCTACTGGAATATTCGCTACGACACTAAGTGCTACAGGTAACGCTAACGTTGGTAATTTAGGTACAAGTGGATTGATTACTGCTACAGGTAACGTAACTGGTGGTAACTTAACCACAGGTGGATTGATTACAGCTACGGGAAATGTTACCGGAGGTAACTTGGTTACAGGTGGTTTGATATCTGCTACTGGAAACATTACATCAGCTAGCGGTGTATTCATTGGTAATGGTGCAGGACTAACTAATATCAATGCCAGTAATATTACAGGTGCATATGGTGATAGTCAAGTTGCTACGTTCTTAAATGCATATGGTAGCAATACAATTACAACTACAGGTAATGTATCTGTGGGTAATATTATCGGTAATGGAAGTAGTTTAACAGGTATAAATGCGAGTAGTATTTCAAGCGGCACATTAGCACAAGCAAGACTTGCTAACAGTTCAGTTACGGTTAATGGAACAAGTATTTCATTAGGTGGTACAGGTACCGTTACTGCTAACACCACACAAACATTAACCTTAGGTAGTTATTTAACTGGTACAAGTTTCAATGGTGGTACAGCAGTTACAGCGAACGTTGATGCAACGAGTGCCGCAACTGCAAGCAAAGTTGTTGCACGTGACGCAAATGGAAGTTTTAGTGCAAATATTATTACTGCAACACTAACTGGTTCTGCAACATCTGCTGGAAGTGCAACAACAGCTGGTACAGTAACAACTAATGCTCAAGGTAACATTACAAGTGTTGGTACATTAACATCATTAAGTGTAAGTGGCAACGCTAACATTGGCAATATAGGCACTGCTACTGCAATTATTACAACTGGTAATATTACAACTATTAACAGTGGTTTGTTACAAAATGGAAATAGTAATATACGTATTACAGCTAACAGTAGTATAGCACTTAGTGCTATGGGTTCTCCTAGCGTATTGGTTATTAATGATTCAGGTGCAAATGTATCCGGAACATTAAGTGCATCAGGAAATGCTAATGTCAGTAACTTAGGTACTGCACAAGTATTAGCAAGTGCTAACATTACGGCACCTCAACTAATTTCTAATGTTGCAACAGGTACAGCTCCATTTGTAGTTACATCAACAACACAAGTTGCTAACTTAAATGTTGCTACTGCGGGTACTGTAACAGCTAATGCACAAGGTAATATTACAAGTGTCGGTACATTAGCTTCCTTATCAGTATCAGGTAATGCTAACATTGGTAATATTGGCACAGGTGGATTGGTTACAGCTACAGGTAATATTAGTGGTGCAAACATCATTGCATCTAGCTATCACATTCGTTCCGTTGGTACAGGTATTACAGCCGCAGGCACAGTGCAAGGTAATGCGACTGCATTAACTAAAGAAATAAACGTTGTATCTACTGTAGCTAGTGGAGCCGGTGTTGTACTTCCAACAGCAGTTGCTGGCATGGCAATTGTGATTACAAATACAAGTGCAAACGCATTGTTAGTTTATCCGGCGGTGAACGGAATTATTAATACAGCGGCTGCAAATGCATCATTCTCACAACCAGCCGGAGCAACACTACAATTTGTAGCACCAACAACAACTCAATGGTATACAGTAGGTGCAACATACGCATAAGGAAATTAAATGATAACTATAGAATTATTAACAGCAATGTGTCCAAAAACAAAACGCTCTGTATTAGAGGGTTATGTAGAGCCACTTAACACAGTAGCAGAATATTATGAAATGTACGAAAACCCACGCCGAGTCGCAGGTTTCTTAGCTCAAGTAGCACATGAAAGTGGCGGCTTTAATGCTGTGATTGAAAACTTAAACTACAGTGCTAAAGGACTAATGGGTACATTTAAGAAATACTTCCCCTCTGAAGAACTAGCAAAACAATATGAACGCAAGCCAGAGATGATAGCTAATCGTGTTTACGCTAATCGCATGAAGAACGGTGATGAGAATTCAGGTGATGGATTCAGATTCAGAGGTCGTGGATTAATTCAATTGACCGGTCGTGATAACTATACACGTTTTGCAGAAGCACTAGATATGAGTATTGAAGATACTGTAAGATATTTAGAAACACCAAACGGTGCTGTTGCAAGTGCTGGTTGGTTCTGGGATAACAATAAATTAAATCAGTTCTGTGACAAAGATGACTTTATTACTTTAACAAAACGTATCAATGGTGGGACTATTGGATTAGAAGATAGAAAACATCATTATCATTTAGCACTACAACACTTAGGCGCACATTAATATGGCACAACCAGTTTGGAATACCCCTGCAGGCTCTATTGGAACATTCCCGTATGGTGTAGTTTCAGTGTTTGCATTGTCTGCATCTCCTGTAGCGCCGGCAACTACTATTAGTTATAATTTACTAGCGGGTACTCTTCCTGTAGGTATGACATTAAACACTACAACAGGAGTGATAAGTGGTATACCGATATTAGTATTAAGTGATACTGTTAGTACTTTCACTATTAGAGTAATTGATAATCTTGGTAACTTACGTGATAGAACATTTAGTATGACGATATCAGGAACAGCGATACCTCAATTTACTACACCGGCCGGAGTATTGTTAAGTACACAAGATAGTATTTGGACTCAAATTAATATTGAATATACAAATCCTGATCCTACCAATGATGTAATTGTAGAATTGCAAGGAGGATTGTTACCACCTGGATTAGAATTATCTACCGCCGGATTAATTCAAGGTTATCCTGCACCACCAACTGTCCCGGTAACATTGCCGTTAGTAACAACAGTAGGTTTTTCAACTGAAGCGTCAACTAATTATATATATGCATTGTCTATAAATGGAATTACAGTTGGTAGACCAGTCACATTTACAACACCAATTGGTGGAATAACAGCAGGTGTAACATATTATGTTAAAACAGTTAATACTAGTTTATCCGCGTTTACTATTTCAACTACACAAAACGGAGTTACTGTTCCGGTCACTACAGCAACCGGTGGTATGTCAATTACATTGCCACCAGTCTCGGTTGGTCAACCAACAATTAGAACATATAATTTTACGTTAAGATTAGTGAGTGCATTGGGAGGTAGTACAAGTTCATATGCTATCACTGTTATCAATCAACAAACACCTGTAAGTCAAGGTGGTCCAGGCAATCCACCTAACACCCGTAGACCTACTCTATTAAACACAAGACCAGCAACAATAGAAATAAGTGATACTGATCCATACTATGGATACTATATATTACCACCAGTAGCACCGTCATCATTTGCACAAATAGGTACAATATTAAGTGATAATAATTTTACATTTAAAATGTTAGGTTATGATTTTGATGGCAATCCACTACAGTATGTGTTTAGTAATTTACCGTCATGGTTAACGGGTAACAGTGTTACTGGATGGCTTACCGGTAATCCTGTATTATCTAACCCTGGTATCAATAGTTTTAATTTTAATGTTAGTGTTTCTAAAACCGGCAATCCAACTATATCTACACCAAACTTTAACTTTACAGTAAATGTAAGTAGAGATGTTACTGGTAATATTGAATGGACTACACCTTCTGATTTAGGAACAATATACAATGAAGTTATTAGTACATTGAAAGTTAAAGCAGTATCAGACGTACCATTAGAATATAGAATAACATCAGGTGCATTACCGCCTAACTTAGAATTGTTAAGCAACGGTGAAATAACAGGATTTGTAGCTACACAACCGACTAGTCAATATTTGGAAGTAGGTGAAAGCACAGATTTTACATTTACTATACAAGCATTCTCGCCCACATTTACATCAGTTCAAACAAGTAAAACATTTACATTAACAGTGTTGCAAGAATTCGGACAACCAACTGATATTTTATATATTAAGGCCACTCCTAGTACACAAGATAGAAATATAATAGAATCATTACTAACTAATGAAACATTAATACCTACTGAATCATTGTATAGACCAGAAGATATATATTTTGGTAAAGCAACTAGTGTGATATATCAACATGCATTTGGTATATACGCAAGCGATATCAATCAATACATTGCCGCTGTAACTAGAAATCACTATTGGAGAAATATTACATTAGGTGAATTAAAAACTGCTGTTGCAAAAAATGATGCAGGTGAAATAATTTACGAAGTTGTATACAGTGAAGTAATTGACAATCTAGTAAACCCTGCAGGAATAAGTGTACCTATTGCTGTTAATTGGCCAAAAGCAATTGACTTAAACTTAGGACCATGGTATACAAGTATTACTGATATCTTTACCAGTTATATTTTCCCAGATGCTGATGGTCAACCAACTTTCTATACAAGTTTAACTCCAGGATTTGCAAGAGTGTTATACCCAAATAGTTTGTATAACATGCGTACACGTGTAGCCCAAGAATTAGGACAAGAATATAACAGTAAACTATTACCATTGTGGATGACAAGTCAACAGGAAAACGGAAGCACATTGGGTTATACACAAGCATGGGTGATATGCTATACGTTGCCCGGTCTTGCTACTGCAATTAAAGACAACATTAATGCACAATGGCCATATACATTGAATCAAATCAACTTCAAAATTGATAGATTTAGCGTAGATAAGAGTGCAACTTATGACTTTGATAATAATTTAAATCCACCTGCTTGGACTGGTTTGCCTAGTGCCCAACCCGTACCCGATCCGTTAAATAGTAAAGATTTTTATGTATTATTCCCGAGACAAACAATTTTGCCGAATGAATGATAGTACTAAATATATATAATGGAATATAACAATGAGCACAATTAACACCAACCCAATAAATGTAAACTACCCTGTACCCGGAGTTAATAATAACTCTCAGGGTTTTAGAGATAACTTTGCATCTATTGTTACTAATTTGAACACAGCGGCAACTGAATTAACTGACCTACAAAACAAAGCTGTAGTTAAGCAAGCATTAATAGGAACAGTTGTAAACAACGATATGGCTAATACTCTTATCAGTAATGCTAGCACTAGAAGTTTTAGAGCAACCACTTATAACTTAGGTAACGCATTAGCCGGTACAGTATTAGTAGATGCATCATTAGCTGATGTCCAATATGGAACAGTGTCTGCAAATACTACAATCAATTTTGGTAGTTGGCCTCCTACCAATACACAAAGTAATATTGAACTACGTTTAAGCATTTCTAATGCAAACGCAGTTATTACTTTTTCTGGTAATTTATTGGCAAGTAATAACACTGGTTCAACAATGTTGGAAAACTTTGTTTCTAATGGTGGATTAGTTACAATTACAGCACCATATGGCGTTAGTCAAATGAACTATTCTATTAGTACAACCGATTGCGGTAACACATTATATATACAACCAATAAATAGACCAAGACAAGCAACACAGGTTCAAGAACGACTAGTTCCACCTACTGGATTTAATGGTGATTTTAACGGTGACGTAGCAGTCGGTCCATCATTCAATCAGTTAACAATTACAAGTACAAATTCTGCTGATTATTTCAGTACAAGTGATACAACACAATTGTATACAGACTTGCCAATCGTATTCACTGGCACTAGCTTTGAAGCTAACATTACGAGTGGTACAACTTATTATGTTAGAAATGTTTCTGCTAATACATACTTTACTGTATCATCAACTATTGGTGGTGCTAACGTAGACTTAGCAGGTGGTTCAGGTACAATGTATGCTAACCCAGTTGGTTATGTTTATGTTGCTACTGACACATATAACTCTACTGCTTATCCAAAGAACGTACTATCAACAACAGTTACTACCGACGTAGTTACACTTAATAATACTACAAGTTTAACAGTTAACTCTCCGATCATATTTGACGCTAACATCGGTGGATTATATTCTAATACAGTGTATTATATTAAGTCAATTTCTAGCCCAAATATCACAGTTAGTCAATCTCGCACTAATGGAGTAGCAGACACAGTTGTTACATTGAGTTCCAATTCAACTGCTACTACTGCTAACATATATGTTGGTAACGACATTTGGAAAAGAATCCCACTCACTTCATGGTAATAAATAACTAGGATGAAACATCCTTTTATTAACGACTTATCAGACAAAACGATAGAAGAATTGCAAACGGCAATTGAAAGTTTGACCAACAAGTTAAACTTTGCCTATCGTACGGGCAACGCCCCACTAATCCATCAATTACAAATGGTAATGGAAAGTTACCGTGAACAAGCCAGCAAGAAAATGGATGAAATCTTCAACAAGAAGAATATCAAAACAAATGTTAACATAGAAAAAGAGGGCGAAATTGTCAACAAGAATAGAACGTGATTTTAGTTTTCAAGCCGGTGTTCATTTTGAAGGTAACTTCATTATGAATATCTACAATCTTACATTGGCAATGGAAGTAGAAACATTGTCAATCATAGAACAAAATATTGCTATGGACAGAATTATATACTTCTTAGAAGATACACTAGCCAATAGCGTATTTGTACAAAATACAGAGAAAAAAGCCATAGAGAAATATACACAAGCAGATATTAAAGTATGTACAGTTCCAGAAGAACCATATGACCAAATCATTACAATACTATTAATATTAAAATTAAATGCTATTACTGAAGGTAGATTGAATATTACAGATATTTACTTAGAATCAGAATTAAGTGATAGTGTTAGATTTAGTTATGATATTGAAACAGCAAAACATAATCCTTTTGGGAACAAAGGATGGTGGTTAGAATCATCTACAATGATGAATGATGTTGAAAAGACTACCAAAAAAGAAAAGATTGTCAGATTAATCAAACATACTGATTGGGCAAATGTTGGGTTAGAATGGGAAAAGAAAGCCAAAGCATCCGAAATACTTTTCACTACTGACTCTGATAAGTGACCATAATAGTTGATTTTTACAATCAACGGTGCTATAATATATTATGCGTACTGATATTTATGGTCAACTTATACTAAGTGAAAACGATTTATGTGATTTGTATATGCGTGACCCAACACGTACTTTAAAAAAAGCATATACTGAATCAAATATTAGTTTAGGTGATATTTTATCTATTGAATCTAAACCCGAATTGATTGAGTATATTGATCCAAAAATATCAATAGAAGATTTTGATAACAACAATCAATCAAACTGGTACATGCCCACTGAATATAAAGACTTGGACATTGCTAAGTTTGTATTGGATCAATGTACTAATGAAGCAGAACTACAACGTGCAGGTGAAGAGCTTATATTGTTTCAAGAACGCAATATGTTTGTATTGTTACAATACTTAAAGTATTTGGTTGATACAATGCGTAAAAACAATATCGTTTGGGGAGTAGGTCGTGGCTCTAGTGTAGCAAGTTTTGTATTGTTTTTGCTAGGGGTACACCGTATAAATAGTTTGTATTATGACTTATCGATTGATGAGTTTATCAAATAAGGAGAAAATTATGTCTATATACAGAACAGCAATGGGTAAAAATGTTGATATGAACGCACTACGTTCAAAAAATGAAAAAACAAGAGCTGTAGGAAATGTGAAAAACTTAAATGCTCGAGGTGATACAATCGATCCTCACGGCAAAATAATCAAACCAGTAACAGCAAAAGTTACGGATGGTTATTCTAAAACTGTAGGTAATCGTTCAGCGCAAGTTACTAAACGACCTGTACAAAAAATTCAGCCGGATAAACCAAAAGCGGTGAAACCAGAGATTGATTTAACTGAGCTAACACCTGAAGAACTTGAGTTAGAAGAATCATTTGAAGATGATTTGGAAATTGAAAAGATTAAACAACAAGAAATTGAAACAAAGAAAAAGTGATATGATTGAAAAGAAATTAGCATTCGAACCACATAAAATCCCCCGTGATAAGTTTAGACCTATCGGGGCACACATCATTGTATCTGATATGAAATTTGAACATCGTATCACCAATGGTGGTATTCTGTTGCCCAATGATGATATGAAAAGTGCAGGTATCAGACCACGTTGGGCACAGATATATGCAATTGGTTCAGAGTATGATGGTGGTGAACTTAAAGTAGGTGATTGGATCCTTATCAGTCACGGACGTTGGACACGCGGTATCGATATTCAAGATGAATCGGGTAAACGAACATTGCGTAGAGTGGATCCTAATGATATACTAATGGTATCAGATCAATACATGAGTGACGAAACAATGAGTGATATGGTATATTAAAATAGGAAACACAATGTTAAAATGGTTTTATAGATGGTTAGATAGTAAAATTCAACATTCTCGCTATAGTGATGAAGATGAGGCTGTACCAATGAATAGTGTTCAGAGTAAGCGCCGCAGAATAGCATCAATTAGAGAAAATGATGAATTTTCAAGTGAGCCAATACAATTTAGAATGTATAAGGCAGCAGGTGGTTGGGCAATTGAATTTAAACATTATGATAATAGAAATGATAGAATGGATACATCATTATATGTTATCAATGGTGAAGAAGAACTTGGCAATCAGATTTCTAGAATTATTACTATGGAAGCATTGAAGCGATGAAGAATCAATTATGGGTAGAAAAGTATCGTCCTAACACAGTAAACGATTATGTGTTTGTTGATGAACGATTGAAGAACCAAGTAAACAGTTGGATTAAAGATAAAATGATCCCGCACTTGTTATTGAGTGGTGATCCAGGTACAGGTAAGACTACACTTGCCAAAGTATTGATACATGAACTAGGTATTGATGATTATGATGTAATGGAAATCAATGCGTCACGTGAGCGTGGTATTGATATCGTTAAAGATAAAATCAATACATTTGCACAGACTATGCCGTTCGGTACATTCAAAGTTATCCTACTTGATGAGGCTGACTATACTACACCAGACTTTCAAGCGGCATTGCGTAACGATATGGAAGCATATGCTGACACAGTTCGTTTTATTCTTACTTGTAACTATGAGACAAAGATTATTCCAGCATTGCGTGAGAGTCGTTGTCACAAAGTACATATCACAAAGCCAGATCGCACAGAGTTCACAGCACGTGCGGCGACAGTATTGGTTACTGAGGGTGTTGAGTTTGACTTAGATACACTTGATAGTTATGTACGTGTTAGTTATCCAGACTTGCGTAAATGTTTGAATCAGTTACAAGTCAATAGCAACACAGGTGTATTGTTGCCTCCTCAAGCACAGGGGAGTAGCGAACATGAGTTGTTGTTGGAAGCAACGACCCTATTCAAGTCTGGTAAGATTCTTGAGGGTAGGCAACAATTAATGCAGTACATTGCACTATATCCTACACGCATTGAAGATACATATAAATGGATGTATGACAACTTAGACTTGTGGGGCAAGGATCAAGAAAAGCGTGATGCAAGTATCATTACGATTCGTAATGGTCTAGCAAATCTGCCACTAGTAGGTATTCCTGAAATTAGTTTGGCAGCGACATTGGTGGAGTTGACAGCATGAGATATTTTTTAATTACATATGTTCGTAAACCAAACGGACAAATCGATGAGATGGTTACTATTAGTAAACGTACTCGCACTAGTGACATTCAAACCTGTAATGTAATACTAGATTTTCAATCAAAGAAGATTGACAAATGCGTTATTGAAGGTAAAGTAGTTGATAGTGATTGGGATAAGATGTGTGAATATTACAAACGTGTTTATCCTACATTGATTGATCAATTGGAAAAAGCGAATAGCGATAGTACAAAAGTATAAAAGGGGCATTTAGCCCCTTTTTTATGAGTACATTTTTAAAACATGCTCAATGATTTTATGTCGTTGAACGTCTTTCAGTTCAAAGTGGCATAGTTGCAACCCTGGTATCACCCCCTTCCCCAATCGATTTTGTAAGTCTAGTAGCCCATTGTCGGCTGTTTTTCTATCGGTTTGTTCTATGTCGCCAGTAATTACAATTTTACTGCCTACACCGATTCTAGTCATAATCATTTTGAGTTGACCAGGGGTTGCGTTCTGTGCTTCATCTAATACTACCCAGCTATGTTTGAAATTTCTACCTCGACAGAATGCTAGGGGCGCAATCTCCACTATCTGTTCTTCTAGCATGTGGGTTATTTCCTTTGCTGTATAGTATTCACGCAGTACGTCTAATAAAGGTCTTGTCCATGGTTCCATCTTTTGATTGATATCTCCGGGTAAGAATCCATGCTTTTCGTCATCGACACCTACGGCAGGCCTTGTTAATATGATTCTATCACACTCACCATCACGCATTGCCTTGATGGCTGCCTGCATGGCTAGGTATGTTTTACCCGTGCCTGCAGGGCCAGTGACGACAACAATGTCTGTATTGTCGTCAAGCAATGCTAGTATGTATTTTTCTTGGTTTAGGGACTTTGGAATCAATTGAACGGGTTTTGTGTTAACCCTCATTGTTCGTTGTGCCTGTGAAAAATCTATTGTTTTTGACTCTTTCATATAAAATGTATGGTCTTTTTTGGTTTGTGTAAACCGTGTGTCTTGCTGAGTTCGTAGTGCGCTAGTTTTTCTTTTGCTCAAGTTAATTCTCCTTTGTAGAGCATGAGTGCTCATAACACTCAAGTTTATTTAAGGTCAATGCTTAGTGTCAAAGTAGCATACTTTTAACACAATAATTTAGACTAAATATTAGGCTTAGGTTGAAACTAAAGCAAATCTTCTGATTAATCAATAAAAGATAAATATATTAATGAATCATCACGAAACCGCCGACAAATTTTTTAATGACATTGATTATGTAAGCATAGTCAGCACCGTTAAGGGTATCTTTACCAGTGACGGGTCAATGAACACCTTACTAGACTTTGAACGAGTATTAGACGAAGCTGACTTATATGCATTCAGAAACTGGGAATTAGGTGAACTAGTTCAAGGTCCTGATGTACGTAGATATAGTGTCGCTTGTGTATTCATGTGGCCATACAAATTAATGCCCAATCCAAAGGGTGCAAGAAGATTAGTATCAATTGGCTGTAAAGTTAAATTTGCTAAAAGTGAAGTTAAAGTTCCAGTAGAAATAAAAGACTATGATGATTATGTTCCGGGAACACGATATCCTAAAATGAAGGAAAAAGCAGTATGGTTTGTGTACATTGAGATTCCAAAATCATTATTGGATGATATCAAAGAAGGTACAATTGACTTAGCTGGTCAAAATATTGACTTGGAAGAATTAGATGATTCTTATGATGATGATTTAGATAAGAATGAGACAGAAGAAGAACAGCAGATGAATAACACTGATGTAGGAATGGGAGTTCCTGCCCCGACCCCAGCCGCAATGCCACCAGCATGAAAGAAACTATGAATAAGCAAATTATCAATGAAGGTTTAGATTACATGGATATGGTTTATCAAGTTGAACCAGAATTAAGTGTAGATGAGTATGCGGCAAAGATGGGTAAGGATAGTGATATTGTTACATTAGCCTTTATCGTAAATAGCGAAGCAGCCGGCAATGATTTAGTTGATTGGTTCGAACGTGGGTATGATTGGGTACTTGATGCTAGTATTAGCGAAGGTGAATTAAGCCCCGGCAAATACTTAGTATTCGTTGAAATGGAACGTAGAAGTAAAACAGCATCACGTATTATAGAATTATTAGAAGATTTAGAAACATTGACTGGTTTATCATTATCTGATTGGTCAATTGAAGTTGAAGGCGAAGCATACGGAGCTGACAAAGACAAATTAAAAGAAGTAATCGCTATCAGTCCTCACGAATACCGTGAAGAACACGAAGATGAAGATGATGAAGAAAATGGCACAGAATTAAATGAAATGCGTAAACGTGCAGGTCTTGATACTGTTAATAAATTCGGTGAACCTGATAGTGAATTAAAAGCATTTAGAGCAATGGCAGGATTATAAACATGGCAACTATATTACCAAAAAAGACAGGATTTGAAAACCCAATGGCTTTGGATGATGACCATCACGAAGCATTAGCGGCTGATCCTACTATTAGTCAATTCCCACAAGGAAGTAATTATGGCACAAACACATTATCAAGCGGGGCTTCAGCATTTGGCTCACCTTCGTCAGGAGGATTCGGCTCATCCAGTCCGGGTTTTGGTGCAGTACCCCCAATATCAGGTGGCTTTGGTGGAGGTTCAGGCTTTGGAGCGTCAACGCCTGGATTTGGAAGCACACAAAACATTAATCAATCAACAGGAAACCAACCGGTATTAACTGGAGCGGCACCTAGTAATGCCGCCAGTGGTGCAGACGTATTGGTAGCAAACGATAACACAGATTGGATTAACAAAAAGTGGCGTCCAGTTATGGGTTGGATATACATGCTAACTTGTACAATGGACTTTGTTGTTTTCCCAATATTATGGTCACTACTACAAGCAATGAGTAAAGGTAGTGTTACTATGCAATGGCAACCATTAACACTACAAGGTGCTGGTCTTTACCATATCGCTATGGGTGCTGTTCTTGGTATAGCCGCATATGGTCGTACTAAAGAAAAGATTGAGGGTAAATCTTAATTTGACTATTAACACATAAAGTGTTATACTATTCAGATGGATCATTATCAAACGTTAGGCATAGCTAAAAATGCTACCCCTGACGACATAAAAAAATCATATCGTA